GCCGCCATACCTCTACCTCCAAGTAGAGATGCCTCCCAACGGAAAGTATAACCAACGGAAGGATTAACACCGGCTGCGTCTGCCCCTGTTGTAGTATGCAACAGGATTGCATTTTTACCCCAGACATCAGAGAAAGAATCTGCCAATCCTTCACTGCCTGTATTTTTAATTGCTTTTCCTACAAGCAATTTTTCCACTTCAAAAACAGAAGCAAGAACATCAGCTGTCACTACGCCTTTCTGAACATATTTAATCCTGTCTATAATATCAGGATGATGTTTTAATTTCCTCATTACATCATATCCGAGTATCAAGGTATTTGCATCAAGTCCAGTTGTTGACCTGATAGCTGCCTTACCCACTTCAATATCATTCACGGGGTCGGAGTTAGTATAATCGCTCCACTGGGAAGTGCCTGACAATGCAGTGTAAGACCCAAGATTGGTCCCGCTTGTTATCATGCTCGCTACTCTATTTTCCCAATCAAGGGTGAGTAGATTTTTTATTGCTCTCGCCCTTTTTTCCCTACCGGCAAGAATGGTATCAGCGTTAATCTGGTCTTCAAAAGGAAATTCATGCACCAATGCAAAATTATCGCAAAAATACGAATCACTGGAGACACTAAATTCTACACTATGTCCTTTCGTTTTTCTGCTCCTTCTTGTATCAGGGATCCTGAAAAAATCTCCCTTAGCCCACTTATAATATTTATCGGATTGTTTGCCTACAGTAATTGTTGGGAAAATATCCTCAACAATAAAATTAGTAGGCTCATAACCTATCACCATATTACTTAATGGCACATCAATATGTAAGTCTCTTTCTGTTGCACCCATAAAATTTACCTCCTTTTTAAAAAGTTTTATCCTTTAAACCCTGAATGAGTTATCATTAAATCAAAATAACCGCCGCTTGCCACACCCGATAATGCAGTACCTAAAATATAATCTCCCGATGCTACTGCTGTTGCGGTAGCACTTGCAGTTGTACTTACCTGTCCGCCTGCTGTAATAGTTCCACCAGCAAAGCATTTTGTAAATCCTAAACAGGTTACCGTTGCATGCTCACCGCTTTGCGGTTTGTTCTGCAATACTCCAAGCACTGCCCCGCCTGCTGTCCCAGCCCTGCCCACTCTCGGCCCTGTAGAATTGACAACAACTAAATACTGATAAGTACTTAAATCAGTATTTGCGATAAAAGTCTGATTCGCTCTTGCGTCTATACTCATATTATTTCCCTCCTTCAATATAATCTTTCTTGAGTGTTGGATTTTTTTCCAATACTATTTTAATTGCTTCGCCATAACTTACTTTTTGTTTTACTGCATAAGCCTTTGCAAGCCTATCCACTTCTTCACCTGCACTTTTATAACTTCCAGCAGTTATTACATCTGCCTCGCCTGTAATTTCTTTAAACTCAATTAACTTAGGAAGCTTTATAATCAACTCTCTCAGGGCTTCACCCTGTGTAAGCATAACCTCCTCTTTATCGTTTTTAGAATATTTACAAACTTTTTCCTCGCTTGAAGATAGTAACAGACTCTCTACTTCCTTTTCAAATGCAGGTAAAATTTTACCTTCTGCTTTCTGAGCATCAATAAAATTCTTTACATTTGCTATTCTTTCCTTTTCTTTGATTTCGGAAAGAGTTTTTTCAGATATTTCCTTTTCTCCTGAAAGTTCTATGACTTTATTCTCCAGTTCCGTTATCCTTGTCCTTGCCTGTTCTAATTCATCCATACCCATTACCTCCTTTTTGATTTCATTAAATAAATCTTCCATCTCCTTTGACACCCCTATTTGCAGGGCTTCAGCATGCTTATGGAGATGTGTAAGTGCTTCTCCTTTTTCCGCCACAGACATTTCAGTTTGTGGCAATCTTGCTAATGCGTTTCTCAGATGTATTTTATCCACACTGTCATTGTCATTGCCATTTTTAACTTCCCTATTATGGTGAGGCAACATTCTCAAAATTCGTGGAACGGTCTTTCCGTTCTCGTCTTTTTCACCTCCAGAAATTATTATAGCAAAGGCTGCATCAGGCAAATCATTAATATACGCTGTATCCCATTCAGCATAATTTTTATCAAACTCATATTTTTTAAAAATATTATTCTTGTCATGATATAAATTTTCCAACCCATCCAAGCTTGTAACTGCAGGTATATCAGCTCCAAGCAATGCCACACCCTTTAAAACCCTGCTAAATATTTTATCGTTGCTGTGATAATCCCAGAATATCTCAGATGATACCTGCTTGTAATTTCCTCTCTTAATTGCATCATAAACTTTCATGGGTAACTCTTTAAAATCCGCAAGTAATTTATTACCCACTCTATAAATTTTATCTACCCAGCCAATGGCAGGCTGTCCGTCTTTACTTCCCTCCTCATGTCCTAATTTCAGGGGCGGCTTAAATCCTACATCTCCAAAGGCTGTACACATATTATCAATATCGGTATTAGTATAATTATCTCCATTCCATGTCCCACTACTAAAAATTTCTACTCCGTTAATATTAAAAGTTTGCCTGTCTTTCAGAGCATATTCTTTTATAGCATCTTCTACACTCATATTTTTTTTAATCGCTCCGTTTGCCTGCTTGATTGCAAATGACATATTTTATTCCTCCTTTTTTAAAAATTATTAAATTAAATATATTTTTATTTTATTCATCTCTTTTAACTCAATTTAGTTCTAACCCTTTTATCCGGCATTACAAGACTACTAATAATATTTGAGCTTGTGTCCGTGATTTCAACTTCAAATGCCATTGTTCCGGCAAAAAGTTCTGAACTTCCAAATTGGTATTCAGCCATACCCCCTGTCGCACTTGTAACTGTTGTAGTTTTTGTAATAAGAACTCCGCCAGAGTCTTTCCATTTTAATTTAACAATTGAACCTGTAATGTCTATAATACTTTCATCCGATTCGTTCTTACATGTAACTTGTAATTTAGAACCTGTATCACCCGATACAAATTGATATAATTCTGACATTAGAACATAACCTCCTCTGTTAATTTTTTCGTGTGCTTACTATTTATTTTCTGAACTCTACCAAATAAAATATTTTCAAGCAAAGTTTTTTGAAAATAAACTGTTTCTTTAACAATATTTAATACTTCTAAAACGGTGGAAGCAATAATCCCACTATAACAAAATGCAATATGTTGTCTATCAACCTGATTAATACTGCCATCTGTTTCTGGCAGAGCAACAATATAAGATTTTAAAATCTGAATACATGACGCTCTTTTACTTCTTGTGTCTAAATCAGCCATTATGGTCCACTCCCTATTTCGTTCCTGTCAAAAGTAGTGCCGTTATCAGACACCGTTGATTTTTGGTCAACAGTAGTTCCATTATCGGCATATACAGACATCTGAGTTGAGGTCTGTGTAATTCTGTTTCTAAGAAATTTATAAAGATAACCGATTTTTGCAACTAATGTTGTAGTTGCAGCAGGAGCTTCTTGTCCGGGTTCTGCATAAGTATCCACATTAAGAGTATCTACTACCTCTGCATTAACCTGAGCGGCTGATAAATCATTAAGCCCTGTTATACCCGTTCCCTTTACCAAAACTATATTAGTTCCAGCAGTCAATATCCTTGTAGTATAAGCCCATACATCGGCTATGAGAGTTCCGAAAGAAGTTAATGTCCTTGTAGCAACACTCCATACATCAGCAGCACTGTGGCTTGAACGACTTGATATAGTTGCGTCAAGATTTGGAATAGCTATAAGGTCTGCCCCATCATCATTAACGAAAACTTGCAGAGCATTATTTACTTTAGGACCAAAGTTATATTCTATCCTATATTTGCTTGTTATATCAGGTGCAACAACCCAGCTACGAGCAACTGCAACAACTTTAGTCGTGCCATTATAACTACTAATACCTCTTGATTGTCCTTCACCCGTGCCCTCATAAATAGATATTTTTTGTCCAAGATAAATGTCATTTATGCTTGATGCTCCAGCAGCAAGAGTAATTTGTGATATAGCCCCACCCTGAGCAGTTCCGTCAAAGTTGGCAGTGCGATGTTTTGGAGCAACAAGCACACCGCTTGTTCCAGTGTCATCAAGGACTGCTGCTGTATCAGTCTTAATATTGGCAATATCGGTTGGTAAGTTAGCGGTATCCAATTCTGATAATCTTCCTTCCGTGCAAACACTTGCAAGAGCGGCATTATCCGTTCCTCTCATAGCCGCTCCGTCTAAACCTGCCACATCAACGGCAATAGTGTCAGCTACGGTTTTAACATCCGATACTAAATTATCCACGAGTTCTATTTCAAGAACCAACGGAGCCATATTAGTCGCTCCCTTTAATAAGATAACAACTGAATTAGCTCCTGTTAGTAGAGAGGCATCAGGAATGCTTAATTGATAACATCCTGGCATATTCGTGCCGTCTATTACCACAAACCCGCCTGTTGCCCAAGTTCCTAAAGTCATCGTAGCAAGAGTTATAGCTACTGCACTTGCCGCTCCCTCACGATAATAATAAGCTGTGAGTCCTGACGAGCTATAAGTAAGCCCAGTCAAACCCGCCCCAGTTGTTAAGGATGAGTCCTGTATAAATATGTCTAATAATTTTGAAGTTGTGCCTTTTTTTATTTGTAGTTTCATAAATTTTTATTTATCCTCTCATCCCACCAGACATTGAGGGATGTGTTAATAATCCGCCTCCTACTGCCCCTTCATCTAAATCTATTGCAGGATCATCAATTATAGGATTAATATTGGGAATTTCAGTAGTTTCTATGTTATAAAGTGTGGGGTCATCTCCTGTTCCATATATAAATCTCAAATTTGGAGAACACAAACATTCTATATAATTGGCACTTGCAATATCGTATACAAAGGAACGATAATAATTACTTGATGAACCACCATCACTTTCTTGCTTCAAAATAATATAAATATCTGTATTAGAAGCCAAAAGAACAGGAGAAGTAAAATATATAGGTATTCCAATGGAAGATAATATACTTGTTTGTAAAATTGTTTCTGAATATTTTAAAGTTGAACCCTCAAACACAGAAACCACTAAACTATTAGGTGTTCCTAATCTATATAAAAATACTTGAATACCACGAAGAAACACTTTACTTCCAAATTTTATTTTAATGCCATTTCTATTAGTTCCATAAATAGTCCCACCATTGGTAGGATTTACACTATTTGCATTAATAGGCATCCCAACATAAGTTCCGTCTGCATGTTTAATTACTAAACATGCAGAATATACAGTTACTGATGTAGTTGTCCAATTTGTTCCGTTATAATGTCTCGCTCTGGGATATTCCATAGATGTTCCCATACGAGCCATTCTGATATAATTACTTGCATCTAAACTCGCACCCGAAGAACGCAACAAGACAATCCATACTGGAGTATTTATTGTTAAATTTCCTGAATTTGTAGCAAGAGTTTTTAAACCTATAAACGCACCTGCACTTGGACCAGCAAATTCGGGAGTAGCAGCACCTAATACCGTATCAGAAGGTATATCAGCTCCATTAGTTTCAACTTGAATTTTAAAATTTACTCCTGTTACTGAACCAGTTGGTGTAAGATATAAATCTATATCCGTAATAGGAGAAGTGGTGGCAGGATAATATTTAACTGCTAATTTTTCAGTATCCGCATCCATTGTTAAATTAACATCTGTTGTAGATAAAGAAATATTATTTAAAGCAGAAATTATTCCCCCCAACCTATTTGTTCTTCCTAATGATATAGCCATAATTAAAGTTTAAATACCTCTCCCTCAATAGCTGTTTTGATGTCAGCCATTTTGGTTAAACCACTTTTTTTAACAAAACTTCGGATTAAAATAGCCAATGCTTCTTCATATTCCTCTGGCTCAATCAAGAAATCCGATTTATGTAAAGTCATCTTTTTTGACACAGTGCCATTCTTTGTTACTGTTATATTTATATGCCCACCACTCGGACACACGCTCTCTATTTTAACTGTTATATCCATTTTCGTTCCTTATTATCTCTCATTCATTATCCCGCATCTCGGACATTTAATCTGTCCTGCAATTTGTTTATTAGCATTTTCTTTTGCAAGTAATTTATCACATTGACCGCATCGGAATTGAATTTCATAATATCTATTTATACCATCATAAATTATATTTCTTTTTGAATTTACAAAACTTATTTGAATATTCATGGTTTTAATTCTTTCGCCCATTCTGCAATTTTTGCAAGTTCTCGGTCTGGGGTCCACTCAACAGGCATATCATCTATCGTTATAAATACAAACATACCCCTGTCATTCCAATGCAGAGGATAAGTTAAATCATCTAAATAATCGCTGTCAATTCCGATTGTCATCCCGTCAATTTCTCTGCTTATCTCGGTAGTTCGTGAATCAAGAATTTCGGAAAATTGATAACCAATAATATAATCTTTTAAGTCGGGGTCTTCCCCTACAGCCCGCCTGCCATAATTATATGCTTCTCCTAATTCTGTTCTAACTATTGATTCAAGCCTGTATGGTGCAAGTTCTTCACCGTCTTTTATTTCTCCCTCTGTAATATAGGGCTGATAAGCATTTTCAAGTCTTGTTGTTGTAGCCTTCACACTCGCACCGGTGCGGAGAGAATCAAGCAATACTTTTTTAATATCTTTCAATAATGGTTCTTTAATTTTTAATGCTGAAAAATCAGATTTTGCCTCAAGATACTGAATTGCTTTCTTGGGTGTCAATCCTATTCCCTGTCTTTGCACTATTACATATTTTTTAGGCAGCTCTGTTTTAGCATCTTTCACACCTATTTTATATCCTTTCTCAAACATATCTTTTATTATATTTTTAATTTCACCCATATATTTTAAATCAAGACTCAATATCAAAGACGGAGTAAGTGAGTCATTAAGTATTTTTGAAGTAATAAAAGATGTAAGGGCTTCTTTTTGCTTAATTAAAATTTCTTGTATCTCCTTAAAATATTTATTCTCATTTTCTTTGAGTTCTTTATCTATTTGTATAAAATTTATTTTCTTTTCATAATGAGATAATTCCCTATTATTTTTAATGTTTACCATTTCTGCTTTTATCTTTTCTGCCAGAGCTGTTTCTTTTATTTCCACCAGAGGGAATCCTAATACTTCCCTTATTTTATTCTGGTCTTCAATGTTTGGCAATACTGCCCCCTTTTGCACCGCATCTGTAAAAGTTTGAAGCAATAATATTTTTTGGTCTTCAGTTATGGGATTAAATCTGAATTTTGGATAATTATTATTTCCATAATTAATTTTTATCAAGGGTTTAATTATTTGTTCTTGCATTACCGTTTCCTCAAGCTCTCCCCTCAACTGTTGGACAATCCAAAGAAACGAATCAAACTGAACTTTAGCTTGTGCATAAGCCCCAGTATCTCCACCCTCCGTAATTTTATCAGGGATTAAAATTGACCTTGCAATAGCCCTGTTGTGGTATTGCAGGGCATCGGCATAATCTCCTGTTGACCTGCGAGTCGCTTCCAAAAAATCAATTTCAAAATCTCCTTTCCTGTGAATGATAGAAGTTTTGGATTGTAAATTTTGCAAAATAGTTTTAAGTGTTGAAATCTGGTTACTATCGTTAGAACTGTATTGCCCTCTTGTAAGCGGCTGTCCGAATCTCTCCAAATAAATATTCCAAAATTTTATAATCGCATCCTTACTCCACCAATTTCTGTATGCCGCCCTTAAATCAGATGTGCCATACCAATTATCAAACTCCTTTTGATAAGTGAATACGATAAATTTATTAAGTGGCAGCTTTTTTGTGCCTGATAAAATATTGAGGATGATTCCATCTTCTCTGAGATTGCCAAATTCATCTGAATCAAAATTAAAATAATGAGGCTGTTTAGTTTTTATCGCTTTTAATCCAAATTTATTTTGATACTCACCCTCAACATATTTCATCCACACAAGTTCAGAGATTGAATATCCATAGTCAAGTGCTGTAAGAACATTGAATAATATGGCATTAAGAGTCCCTTTCATTTCGCCAAAAACATATTCAACAAATCGTGCATTATCTATATCTTTCTTATTTGCCGAGGCAGGTTCTATTTTCCATCCTGGTGACAAGACAGCATATTTTTTGAATAACAGACAAGCCTTAACCTGTTCATCCTGTCTCATCTCATCATACACTCTCAATCCGCCCTTCTTGCGGGTAAGCTCATCAGGATTATAAGCAGCAATACCGAGCCCTGATGGATATATGAAAGAATTAATATTAACTACTTCGCCAACGGAAGGAGATATGGGGGAAGGAGAGGGTCG